GATTTCGGCGGCCTAGTAACACCCCGTTAAGGGGTGAGGTTGGAGCCGATTGAGAGTTGGGGGGTTGATTGTTCCTCCTCCTAGGAAGACTCGTTGCATAATGCCTAGGGTCTCGCTGGGAGTGCGTATGGGAAGCTTCGGCTCAGTTTCTTGTCAGTATCTTATACTGACAAAAAGCTGAAAGTTGTGCGGCAAGTCGTGGGGGGACTATAGGGGGGCCTTCGCTAAGAGCGTTTAGGTGCACACATGTGTACGTGTATATATACATATAATCCCCACGATCTACATTTCTGGGCTGTTTTTTCGACGTGATTGATCATATTGAATCCAAAAACAAATTCACGTTTGGGAGTCTAAGTTGCGTCATATCAACTATTTAGATTCTGTTGTTTAAAGCGTTACTTCAGGGTTGACTTTTAAAAAAATCGTTTATACCTTTACGGCATATCGAAGCTGATCCAGTGATGATAAGCATCCACAGTGTTTTTTTGTGTATGCACAGAAGGAATCAGTTATTTCGTTTATGGCGCGAGGATAGTTGTGTCTTATATTTGCGTCATGAAAACGATCAAGGCAACAGGCAATCCTGTCCCCCAGTCCAGTTTAACTCAGCGCAACCGTGAGCGGTCTGCTTGGCTTAAGAAGAAGGATCAATTAGAGAAGGCTATTGAGGACGCGAAGGGTACTCCTGCTGCCAAGGTTTTGGTTCGCAGATACAGGCAACATGTAAAGCAACAGCCTGATTTTTTGTAATACATAAAAGAGTTATATTTGCGTCATGAGACCTAGATTGGACACCTTTCTGATTGATCTTGAACCGTGAGGTTTACGAAAAGAGATCGGTACTATCAGTTTGGTGGTGGGCTGGGAGATCCTGTAAAGGGTGACCCAAAGAAAGAGAGTACAGGTTACGCTGCTCTTGATGCTCGATTGGCTAGGATGGCTCAGAGCGCTGCATCTGACACCACCAACTATACAATGTCCCAATCAGATAGACTTCAGAGACAGATTATGGCAGAGAGCTCGGGAAACCCGGGCGCCGTATCTCCTGCTGGGGCTAGGGGTTTGTTGCAAATCATGCCCGCCACACAAAAAGACCTAGAGTCTAGAGGTTTGATCCCAAAGGGGCTTGACCCCTTTAACCCTGATGACAGCCGCCGTATGCGTAATGCAAAGATCAATGCGTTGTCAGAGCTGAGCTGGATCAAAGAGCCACCAAAGAAAATACCTGAAGTAAACAGACTTGCCCGCATCTACGCATCTTACAATGCTGGGGAGGGTAGAATCAAGTCTGCTTTGGAAAAAGCTAAGGCAGACGGAGTAGATATTTATGGTGACCCTAGAGCTTGGTTCGAATACATCCCTGAAGAGACTAGAGGATATCTCAACAAGATACTTTTTGATTGATTATCTTTGACCTATGGCAACACTTAAAGTAACTATCAAAGAGGAGCTCACTCTTGAAGGCATTAGCAGAGGAAGCGAAAGAATCCATGATATCGAATCAGTAACGCAAGTAGACAACAGACTCGTTACTGTTACTACAGCTGAAGCTGATATCTTAAAGTTTGGATCTGTTATAGCTAGTGGTACGTTTGTAGCGTCTACAGTAAAGTATCTTCGCATTACACACACTGGCTCTGCTGGTGATCTCACCCTCAGGGTATTGGGAACAAGCGAGGAATACTTCGTTAAGCTCTCTGCTGGAGACAGCTTTGTTCTAAACAATGCATCTATGGACGCCAATGATGCAGGATCTCAGTCTGTAAGTTTGGCAAACATTGCAGAGATTAAAGCTGTCGCCTCTACAGGCACTATTGTCGTAGAGACTTACGTTGCTGCTTAATCATGAAGCTATCAAAGAACTTGTCACTTGAAGAAGTGACTAAAAGCATAACTGCTAAAAGGCTAAACATAGACAACACACCGGATGAGTGGACCACAGAAAATCTTAGACAGATTGCAGTCAATGTATTTCAACCTCTTAGGGACAGCTTCAAGTGTCCTATATTCGTGTCGAGCGGGTATCGTTCAGCTGAGCTCAACACTGCTATCGGTGGTTCGAGGCGCAGTCAACATGTGGAGGGAAGAGCACTCGATCTTGACGGCGACGTATACGGGCGCTGTACAAACAGTCAGATCTTCGAATGGATACGAGAGAACCTTGAGTTTGATCAACTCATTTGGGAATTTGGTGATACAGATAATCCTGATTGGGTTCACGTCAGTTATGTTCACGATGGGAATAATCGTAAAAGGTGTCTCAAAGCTTGTCGTGATGATGAGGGGAAGACGTACTACGAAGTAATGTTCGGAAAACAACTATGATATGTTAGGACTAGGATCTTCTTTGACTCAAGGCTCTGTTATCCCTGATAATACAATAGGAACAGTTACGATAGACGGATCGACTACTCCGTCCATGCAAACCGCAACCTCTTATAGCATTTTGAGATCAGGCGGTGCAGATGACCTTACCTTTTCTTGGTCCGTCTCTCCATCTGACAATGTTGTTATTTCAGACAACACAGCGGCTTCTCCAACTATTACTTTCCCGTTTAGCAACACAGCTCACACTGTTTCTTGTCAAGTTTCATCTGCTACCGCACCTGATTCCCCTCAGACAGGAAACCTCAGCGTTACTACAAACACCACCAATGTTGTAGCTTATGCTTCAGACTTTAGTTCTGACACAAATGGATGGGCCGTGTTCGCGACAAGTAACTCTGCAGTAACTGGTAACGTAGATGCAGAGGGCAAAACAGATTTGTTGCAGTGGGCTTGGTCAGCTGATGAGGGTGATTCTTCCGCCTATATTAGAAGGTCTATGGATTCTACTGTTAGTGATCAAGCAGGCAATGGAACTGTGTTTGCTATTTCAGGTGAGTTCTACTATGATGATGCCGATTCGTCTGGAGTAGCTGACCCCATCCAGCTTTTGATTGCTCTCGGAGGATTTAGCCCCAATGCAACAGTCTCAAATTCTGGGACTGACCAGTGGCATACTTTCTATACAACCCTGACGGCAGGAGCATCAACGCCCAGTAGCGATGCTCTTGCCATAGGTATTGCAAACGCAGGAGACATTCCGACCTCTGGTGATAAGATTTACTTTAAGAACATCAAGTTTGAGTATATCGACGCAAGTTAATTAGACTCCAGCTCCCTGTAAAAGGCCTGCACTAACAAGCGGGCCTTTTGCGTAAGCGCATATCTCACCCTGTAGTTGTATTTGGTTTCATCTCTGAAGATGTGATCCTCCCTTGTGTTAGATGGTGTCATCTTATCAAAGTGTTTGTAGATGTAACCTTGGTTAACCATCTCATACACAAGTCTATCACCTAGTTTCTTTTCAGAGTAGCCATAATCCTCTGCAGCATACCTAAGTGTCCAGAACTCTAAGTCGTATGCCCACAGCATAAAGTGCAGTTCTTTTTCAAAGATGTCATACCTCTTACAGAACTCCATGGTGCTAGTTCTTAGGTACTTAAGGTGATTTTTTTTTACGTACCTTTGGTTGAGTCGAGAAAAGTCTCGAAACAGCTTTTTTTTTGAAACTAAACTTTTTGGCATGATGGATATGGAACGGTACAGTGATATGGAACAAGAAGGATTCTGGGTTGAAATTCGAGAACTAGCTGACGAACTTACAGAGTTGATCCATAAATATGGACTAGAAGATAAGATTATTTCGTCGTTTGTTGTAGGTTTGCTAGAACCTTTTGATGAAGAGACCAGCAATATGAAGGCTTTCTTTCACTACAACATACAAAGCGAATCTGAGATGGAGATCATTCAAGACTTTATGACGGATTCATATTCACCACCCGAGGATACAGATCCAAACCTTGACGACCTGCTAGACGGGCTGGGGATTTCATTGAACTAAAATGGAGGGACTTATTAGAAAGATTATCATCGGGAAAGACCCGAAGAATGCTATGGCTTACTATGTAGGCATGAGGGCTGGATCAGGAGAAGTTTGTGCAATCGTATTAGACGAAAAACATCTTCACTTGCACAGTAAAAAAAGATATCTTGTATATTTGGAAAACGAAGAGGGACAGGTTTTGTGGAAAGCTGTAGATGACATGCCTTGTTTAATCGAGTTCGACTGTAACTTTTAATGACCATAGACAATCTTACTACTGATGGTTCTGAGTTTACTGTTGACGGTAAACGATATGCTGGAAAGTATCATGTCCACATATCCTCTGGGGCTATGGTCGGTGCACAACACACTTCTGAACCTCACAAAAAACTTACTCCTTCTAGTGATGTAGTCGCTAAAAGGATACGTAGTCTTCAACAAAGACTACAAGATTTAGAAAGTCGCAAAAATAAAATTCAATCAACTAGACCCGCTGCCAGAAGACAGGTGAGTCGTCGGTCGCAACCAAGCAGAGCTGCTGTTACTAGGCGTTCAAGTCGTCAACCACAACCAAGCAGAACCTCTGTAAGAAGACCTTCAATTAGACGCTCTCCGGGAAGATCTAGCGGCGGTGGAGGATATTAAATAACATGAAGACATTAGATGTTTTTGTTGTTGAGCTAGAGAAAAAAATCAACGACACCATCAAGACTGAAAGCGGTCTTGAACTTTACATTGACACCCGTTTTGAGATGGGTGAGTTTAACAACCGTGTAAATGAAGGCCCCGTAGTTTGCTCTCCGATCAAACACAACACCGGAGTAAAAGAGGGGGACACCCTTTACTTTCATCATCACGTAGTCATCAACGATGGCCAGCCCCTTACCGGAAAAGAAAACAACTACATCGTAAACTATGATGCAGAATATACGCACGGCTGTCAGGCCATTGCATACAAGTGTCAAAATACAGGCGATGTGTATCCTTTGGGCGGGTGGGCTATACTGGAGTCTGTTGACGAAAAAGAAGACTTTGTATCTGACGTTATTGAAATCGTCAATCTGCAAGTAGACTTACCCCGTAAGGGGCGCGTGGCGTTTGATGCCCCATGGCTAGAAGAGATGTGCGTTAAAAAGGGTGATGTTGTTGGGTTTGTAAAGAACGCTGACTACCGTCTAATGATTGACGGCAAAGAGTACTATCGAACCCGAAAAGAAGATCTTCTTTATGTCGAAGAAGAAGTTCACAACGATTGAAGCTGCTCAGCGCTTGATGACGTCAATGGAGGTTGCTATCAACAACATGATTGACGAAATCAAAAAACCTGTTGATCCTGAGATCAACGGTAGCGCGAGAAAAGCAGAACTGCAGTCCATCAAGCAAACAGCTACAGACTGTAAAGAACTAATTGTTGAGCGTCAGCGGTTAGAGCAAATGATAAAAGACCTACATACTAATGGGGGAATCGAAGAAGCCAAAGACTACAGCGGAGGTTTCGCTGAAAAGTTCTCTAAATGATTGGAAGAAGATTGTGTGGCAATACAACAAAACTGATTATAAATTCTGGGAGCAGTCTTGGAACGAAGAATTTGAGGACTGATGCCTTACAAAAATCCAGAGGATCAAAGAAAGGCTTCCGCAGCTCACTATGCAAAACATAAGGACCAGTACAAGTCTAGAGCTAAGCGCAGAAACAGAAATCAACGCAAGTGGGCAAGAGAGTTTATACGTAGAGTCAAGAACAAATTCTCATGCGTAGATTGTGGGGAATCAAATCCAGTTGTCCTAGAGTTTGATCACGTTTGTGGTGATAAAATTCACAACATAGCCGACATGGTGAATCAGTCGTATGCTATAGACACGATAAAAAATGAAATTAGAAAGTGCGAGGTGCGATGTGCCAACTGCCACAGGAAAAAAACTTATGACCGAAGATCACAAAAAAACGTGTCCTAGGTGCAAAAAGGCCAAGGATGACTCCGAGTATTATGTCAGAAAGGACAGGTCTGGTAGGGCAAGCCTTAGTGGATTTTGTAAAAAGTGCACTTGCGAGGAGAGAATAGAACGAGGCAGAAAGTTTAAAGAAAAGTGCGTAGAGTATAAGGGGGGTTGTTGTGAAAGGTGCGGATACAATAGATCAAACCACGCTCTTGACTTTCACCATAGAGACCCTAATGAAAAAGACTTTGGCATTGGAAAACAAAGGAGGACAAGATTTGACGACCAAATCAAGGCCGAACTTGACAAGTGTATGATATTGTGCTCAAATTGCCACAGAGAAAAACACGCGGGCTTGTTCTAACATATCCGCAAGTATCCCCTCAAGCTTATACCTTGTAGAAAGGGTAACTGGTCACATGTGGGTTCAAGTCCCACCTTGCGGACATGAATATAATTGGTTAATTTTGTTCCATGCGCGAGTAGCATAACCGGATAATGCACAAACCTTCTAAGTTTGTTATTGGGGGTTCGAGTCCCTCCTCGCGTACTAATTCAATTCAATATGGCAAAGCTTCAGGTATCAACTTACAAAGCAAAGCGTGTTCGTCGCAAAGGTGTGCATGCAAAGACTAAGCAGTCTAAAAACAAGAACTCAAAGAACTACAAGAAGCGCTACGCTTCTCAGGGTCGATGAACTCACTTGTAAATATAGAAGAGTATGACGACCTTGCTATCTCAATTTGCCCCAACGGTACACAGGGTGAAGTGCTCGAACTTGGTGGGCTGGTCATTGTTCTTCCCGCTCAGCCTCCCAAAAAACAAATTCAAGGATATAAAGACCCAGTCCACATGCAGATGTGGAAAAGGTCACCTATGCCGGAGGAGCTGTCTAGGATTCGCTCTATGGATGAGTGGTCTGAGATGCCAAGGGAATTTAGACAGAAGTTTTCTACGTATATCGAAGAAGAGTTTCGGCGTAGGCGTGAGGGCTTTTGGTTTTTTAATTACGGTGTACCTACATATATTACGGGGAGGCACTACATGATGCTTCAGTGGACGAAGCTAGATGTAGGATATCCTAACTTTCTTCAGTTCCAAAAAAATATTTTCGTACATTTAGCAGCGTGTGAGGCGGACCCCCGATGTATTGGGCAGCTGTACACGAAGTGCAGACGTAGCGGATACACAAATATCTGCTCGTCTGTGCTTCTAGATGAAGCGACGCAGGTCAAGGACAAGCTCCTTGGCATCCAGTCAAAGACTGGTAAGGACGCGCAAGAAAATATATTCATGAAGAAGGTGGTGCAGATGTTTAGGCACTACCCCTTCTTCTTTAAACCTATTCAGGATGGAACGACCAATCCGCGCATGGAGCTGGCTTTTCGCGAGCCGAGTAAGAGAATCACGAAGAAGAATAAGACTACGCAGACGGGCGAGGCTCTTAATACGGTAATCAACTGGAAGAACACCACCAACAATGCATACGATGGTGAAAAGCTTCACATACTGTATTTAGATGAGGCAGGCAAGTGGGAAAAACCTACGGACATCCGTGATGCTTGGAGGATTCAACGAACCTGTCTTATTGTTGGTAGGAGAATTGTTGGCAAGGCTCTAGTGGGATCTACTGTAAACCCCATGGATAAAGGAGGTAAGCAGTACAAGGCTTTGTGGAAAGACTCAGACCCATCAGAAAGAAATGCAAATGGTAGGACTAGGACAGGTTTATACAGACTCTTTATTCCTGCTTATGATTCTTTGGAAGGTTTCTTTGACTTGTACGGAAATCCAGTCGTTGAAAATCCTGATAAGGTTCTGGATGGTCTTGATGGTGATAGCATTTTTCAAGGATCAAAAACGTTTCTCAAAAACGAAAGGGAAAGCCTAAAGGATGATCCCTCAGAGCTGAATGAGATTATTCGTCAGTTCCCCTTTACAGAAGACGAGGCTTTTAGAGATAGTATTGAGGGCAGTCTTTTTAACATCGGAAAGATTTACGAACAGGTTCAGTTTAACGACGAGCTGTTTCCTGACCCCGTTGTCCGGGGTAACTTTGTTTGGAAAGAGGGTGTTCAAGACACTGAAGTAATTTTCAAGCCTGACGCTCAAGGTAGGTTTCACATTTCGTGGATGCCACCTAAAGAGTTACAGAATCTAAAGAAGTTTGATCGCAACAAGCGTATTGCACCGAATGCAGAGCTGGGGGTAGGCGGGGTTGACTCCTACGACCTTGACGCCACCGTCGATGGACGGGGGTCTAAGGGAGCGCTACACCTGTACAACAAGTTTCACATGGAGCACCCATCAAATATGTTCGTGCTGGAGTATGCGTCCCGTCCGCCTTTGGCTAAAATATTCTATGAGGATTGCTTGATGGCTGCAGTATTTTACGGTTACCCACTGTTAATTGAGAACAACAAGTACGGTATTGCAAGACACTTTGAATCAAGGAATTATGATGGATATCTAATGGACAGACCACGCCACCTTACATCTAGCAATGCTATTGTTAAAACAAAAACCAAGGGTATCCCATCAAACTCTCAGGACGTTATCCAAGCTCACGCTCACGCTATTGAGGCTTACATCCATGATCACGTAGGAATTCACAGAGATACTGGAGAGTACGGAAAGATGTATTTCAATAGAACTCTAGAGGATTGGATAGGCTTTAAGATTGACAACAGAACAAAGTATGACCTTTCAATTAGTTCCGGTCTCTGCCTTCTTGCATCACAAAAAGT